ATCCGCTATGCCTTGGCAAGTGACGGACCTACGCTTCCATCGATCCTTGCCGGGGGATGCGTAATGAACTTTGAACTTCTCTTTGTTCGGGAGTTGTTCCATGTCTTGCTTTACATTCATAGTTTCAAAAAGTGGCGGTAAATTTTTCAACCAAAACCCTGTCCCCTTACTTTCCATGTGACCGAACATCCAGGGTTGCACAATCTGGGACTGTCGTTGGCCGATGATCTCCCGAGCGTAGTGGTGCATGATAGGGTTCTCGACTGCGATGTGCTTGATGTGAGGAGCGTTTAGTAATTTCTTGAAGAACTCTGCGGCCTCAAACAATTTAAACCAACGACTGGGGTCAGTGTGTAGATGTTTAACTCCTGAGTTAGTTAGGTAGGTGCAAGGTGGATGAGCAATCATCAGGTCAAACTTTTGTTTTAACAAATCATTAACATCCCCCTTATAGTGCGGTCCTTCGGATTCACTGTCAAGTAGGTCGCAGCTAATCGCATCGTGACCACGTTTAATAAAAGCATCACGCACGATGCCGGAGAATTCACATGCTACTAAAACTTTCATACGTCAAACGTAAACTCTGACATGCGTCCTGTCACGGTATTAAAGGCGAGATTATCAGCGACTCCTGTGTCACCGGAGAACCTATTCTTTAACACACGAACCGTTGTAACATGCTTATGCTCAAGGTCTTGCTGGTTTCTCTCGAGTCCGATGACCATGTCAGAGAGCTGTGCAATAGCAGCCGATCCCCTCAGGTGAGCAAGCGAAGTCTTACTTCCTTCTTCGTGACCGCGTCCTTCCGAGGGGCGCTTAAGGTGGGACACAAGGATCAACCCGATGCCGCACTCCTCAACCAAGGCGCGAAGTTTAGTCATAACATTATCAATCATCCGTCGCTCGTCCCCATCTTGCATTCCGCTCACAACAATGGAGATATGATCCAGCACAACATACTCAACATCCAATGCCTTGGCCATGTGCATGACGTGAGCTAGTAAGCGGTCGGCGTCGAGACTTCCCCAATGATCATACAACCACATCCGGCCACACCCTACCGTTTTTACGTAAGCCGCATCGAACCCATCGGCAGCGTAGTTCAACTCGGGATCAAGGTGCAGTAACTTCCCCATCTCTAAACCCACGATCCCAAGGGCGGTCCGTTCAATGGACTCCTCGAGGGCTATGTATCCTACGGAGTGGTCCGTTGTTGTGAGTATGTGGTGAGCAATAATACGACAGACCTGTGACTTACCAATGCCGCTGCCAGCACAGAACGTAACAATCTCCCCCTTCCGTATGCCTCGCGTCATGGTGTTCAAACCCGCGAAAGGATAAGGAATACTTGCCGTGTTCTTCGGGTTAGTCAGACGTTCATGGATGTCAGCGCCTGAGATGATTGCATCCGGCCGCCATGCGTTCGCCTGAAAGATAGCATGGATAACATCCCGACTCCGCTTGTTCACGAGACACTCGTTCGCATCCTTTAATGGTAGTCGGGCGACCTTAGCCTTTCCGTTCGGAAGAATACTGACCACCTCTTCCACTGCCTTGCGACCAGCCTCGTCCTCGTCGAACATCAGGATGACTTCGTCCCACTTGTCCAACCACTTAAGGTTCTTCTTGAATACCTTGGCGGCGCTCGTGGCTCCGGTGGGGAGGGACACACAAGCATACTTGTTATCCTGGATTTGACTGACACTCAAGGCATCCACCTCACCCTCGGTCACGACAAGTTTCATTCCCCCCATCGGGTGTAGGTGCTGTCCGTAGAATCGATCCGAGATGTTACCAAGGATCATGAACTGCTTGCCTTCGAACCTTAGCTTCTGTCCTTGGAGCTTCCGTTCATCATCATAATAGTCTGCGATGTGACACGCTCGTCCTTTGAAATCTCCGATGCGATAGCGCATTCGCTTGCACGTATCCAAGGTAATGTGACGGGCTGGGATGTCACTGTATCGGCCATCAAGGAAATGCTCCGAGTCCGTGTGTAAGGGTTTTGTTATTTTCATCATAGAGGTAGCGGAGGGAGAGGAAGTGGCCGAGGCGACGGCGGACCTATCATACGTGCTGCACGAATGGCAGAAGGTAGACAGGTCTTCGTTCACGCACAGCGCATCCGACGAGCCACACTTAGCGCACGGCTGGTGAGTTACTGTATACATTGTTATTTTTCATCATTGTTAGTCGAACCACGAACACGGGATGGACTTCTCGCACCACTGGATCTCGTGTGTGTCACACCAGTCCCCATAGGTTGTCTTACTCCGCTTGTTCAAGGTGTTACTGGCTCGCATAAACACAAAGCGTATGTCGAGATCAGGGTGTTGAGCTTTAATCAAAAGGTGCTTCGCTCGGTCCGAGGACATGAAGCGACCCTTAGCCTCAAGAATCACCCCATTAGCCAGAACAAAGTCCGGCGTGTAGTGGTGGTTCTTCACATACTTAATCCTCATGGACTCGTATGTGAAGCTGACCCCTGCTTTTTTCATAGCAAAGGACAGCCGCTGTTCAAATTTAGAACGGAATCGAGGCATCCTTTGTTTCGGTCTCGAATGCTTCCCCAAGGTCTTCCGACACGAACCCGCCTTCTTCAGCGTCGAACGAGAAGTTAGATCCTCCACCATCAAACTCTTTAAGCTCGATGATCTGGGCTGCCTTCAATCTTAGGGTGTAACCCACTCCCATCATTGGACTGAACCACGCGACCGGCTCAACACCAAGACGCATCGTCGATCCACTACCGATGTTCGGCGGGTTGTTCATCTTCTTCCCCGCGCTGTCAAAGAGAGCAACGCCAAAGGTTAGAAGACCCTTCTTTGTCTCACGCTGGGCGACCTGCTTGGCGTAGAGTTCATACTCCCCGTCGTCATTCTGTTTCAAAGGACATCGCTGGCTGCGGTCGAGTTTCTTCTTCCCGCTCTCAGTAACAAGGCGGTTGTATTCCGCCTCGAACCACGGATCAATCTTCTTAGCGAGACCGTCAAAGTCCTCCTTCGTTAACATCAGCTTCACTGAATAGATTCCGTTGTCATCAAACTTAGTATCCGGTGTGGTCAACTTAGGATACAGGGCGGTGCCGATAGGCGTTGTTAATTGTTTCATTAGTATTGGTTTTGGTTTTGTTTTTCTCAGTATCAACTGAAAAAGTATTTTGAATCACGCAAGGTGTTAACATCAAAGTTTCCGTAGTCCGGCAGGGAGGGCAGTTCCTCGTAACTCTCCTTCTGCCATTGTTCCGCAAGGTCCGCAAGGATATCTTTCGAAAACATCTCGCTGAAGCTATCGCGAAGGGAGGCTGCGAGCGTCTCACAGTTGTTCGTGTGGGTGGCGAAGCTGTCGTGGATCATCGCGAAGTCATACACCCCGCGCTTCCAACTCTCATTAACAGTCAACACCAGACCAGCAGCGTCAAGGCTATGGATGACGTTCGGTGCCACCCCGTTGCTTTGCTTTCGCGGATCGAGGTCATCCGTCGCATCCTGAAATCTTACTGACGTCAAGGAACCGTTCAACCATGTGCTGACCTTTCGACTCACTTGCTTTCGGTAATCCTGTGAGACACGGAACCCACTTGGTGCGGTCCATGTTAACGGCAGGTCTTGGGATGCCATCAACCGTGCAACATCCTGGAACCAATCCATCACCAGCTTTGGCTTCGTTAACAAAGTCTCAATGCTCTCCCACAACAGATCCCCTAGGTATTTAATAGCAGGATACATGTGGCTCCGGCCGAACGAACAGTCCCTTCCGCGCTCTCTGCGTGTTGTGGCATACCAGTCCGCGACGTAATCTCTGTTGGAGTAGGGAGTTAACCCATAACTATAACACATCACCGGACGCTTGGACATCTTGCGGTCAATCCCGAACTCAACCCAAAGCCTCGCGTAGTCCCGGCCCTCCTTGGCGTGTTGCCTGAGCTTGCCCAAGGTGTGGTCCGACACGAGGCGGTAGATGTCCTGTGGTGAATCCGTGGGGGCGACGTTGGTAGCCACGCACCCCTCCTCGTCCCTGCTTAACAAGGACAGAAGCTGTAAGCCCGAGTTGGTGGCGTCCATCGCGCACGGAAGAAACGTCTTAAAATTTTTCGACCGTTTCGTGTGATACTCCGCCCACTCAAAGCACCACGCGAGCGCTTGCCAAGGTTCGTCCGCCGTAGTCCACTCTCGGTTCGACCGTGGGTCGTTAGCAATTCGTATCGCATCCTTGGTGAATCCATCGGCCCACTTTAAGCGGTCCTCGAACGCGCACTTGTCATTGCCAAAACAATTAGCCCCGTGGATACCGAGCCACTTTAAGTCGTCGTCGGACTTTATCGACATGCCTCGGTGGAACTGTAACAATCCGCGACAGTGGTCAGGGCCTTGGTAGTTGAGGTAGCTAGGAACTTGGTAAACCCTTCCACGGAAATCACAGCTCGATGGCATGAACAATCTCTTGTCGCTGAACTTACGCGATAACATCAAGATCTTCGAGATCAGGATACGCTGCGAGGCAAGGCTAGTGTTATAGGACGAGCGCTCCCGTTTGTCGTCCCGCCAGTTCCTCGACTCCTCCACCGACATTGGCTCCTCCGGCCACTCAGGTAGCACTAGGTCGTTTCGGGGTGGTAAGCCGATCTGTAAGTCACTGTCCCACGCCCACTCCAACGTCTCCAAGACCTTGTTGTTAATAACATACGGAGTCTCCTGGATTAAGTTCACAGCGTTATACACGTCCGGCATCTCCGGTGCCATGCGTAGCACGTTACGATCCGAACAACGAATGAATGGCAACACGGGCAGTCCTTGGTCCTTGGTAATCCCATAGCCACCTCCAAACACACTTCGCCACGGCTCCGGGCTTTCCACCATCGGTAACCAGAAAGGAAGTAACAACTCCCGATAGGTATCGTAGTCGTTGATCCACTCGCGAGTCGCATCCGAGATCTCCACCATTCGCATCGGCTTGTAGTGCTTCCGCTTTCGTTGTGCCTTCTCGCTAAATTTGATCAACCCCGTGCGGTCATAGACAATCTCCAATAACATCGACCCACAGGTGATGCGGTCCCGTCGTGTCCAATCATCCCAATTCATGTCCTCGTTCCGTGCGGTCGAGTGCAGGTAGGCGCTTTGAGTGGCTGGTCCTTTGTGGTCGAGGTCTTGCATGCGCTTAACCAGACGAGTCCCAAAGTCATGGTTGCGGACGATATGGTCAGACAAAAGCTGGTCCTCGACAGTCCGGCCTAACGTAGCACAGACACTGGCGTAGGAGCGTGGCTCGTCAAGGACATCTAAAGTCGCCTTGACTGCGATGAGTGCGACAGGTCGTAGGTCTCTCTCCTTAACCCCACATAAACAACGCTGCCACAACGACTTGTTCTTAATCGTGCGAACCTTTGGTAAGAGTTCAATAATACCCAACACCACCGGCTCAACGCCCTCCCGCATAATC